TTGAAACATACAATGTAGGATCATTTGTAGAACTAACAAACCCTGGACCTGTAAATGTATAATCACTTGAGCCATTAGCACCCAATGTCCATCTTATTACTGGACCATTTTGTTTCACCCAACCCGATCCATCATAGTACAACACATCACCTTGTGCTGGAGATGAAATTGTTACATCTGTTAGTGCACCTAAAGTAGAAACACCACCGCCCGCGGCATCTTCAAAAGTAAATCCGCCTGCACCGTCTGTGGTTAAAACTTGATTGGCATCACCATCCACAATTCCTAAGTCCGTTAATACACTTGGAACACTTGGCTTGTTGGCTAGGTTATTGTAATTCAAAAAGTATGTGCTGTCTAATCCATCTAAAGTGTCAGCGTCTGAAGAACCACCACCTGATGTTGCATCATTGGCAGGAACCCAGTTGGTTCCATTCCATTTTAAAACTTGTCCTGCAACTGGTGGAGTTGTAACTGTGTCCACATCAGACAGAACGTTTACACTACCTGGTGTTTGTGAAAATGATAATGCTGTTCCAACAGAATTTACAGTTACAAAATAATTTGCAAACCCTGTGTAACTTGTCGGTGTATCAGTTAATCCTAAAAAAGCACTAGCACCACCGCCACCGCCACCAGCCGCGGCAACATCTCCTGGTTCCCAGGTACTTTGACCTTCATTCCAAACTAATGCTTGTCCGTCTTGCGGTGTTTGAGTTGTGGTATCGACATCTGCTAATTGACCAATTGATTTATTAACGTCCAACAGTTGAACCCAAGCACCTGCGTGAGCGTAGTAGGAAGCATTCTCACCGTGTACATGAGCAAACATACCGTGGTATGTTGACGCTGATGGTAAATCAGCCAGTGTGTCATATAAAAAAGTTATTTTGTTTGAACCTGTTGCATTGAATAGATTATTACTGATCAATGTTAGTTGGGTACCGTTACCTAATGCTGTGTATAACTCAGCAAAGTTAAGATTTATTTTACTGGCACCTTGTCTTAATGTGTCACCTTGACCGTCATTAGGCAGAATACCATCATTTATAAGTTGTCTTGCCATTTTTCCTACTACTCCTTATCCTCTATCAAATGTTATGTCGCTGTTATCAAATGTGTATGCCTCTTTATCAAAAGTAAACGGTGAATCGATTTGATCAACTGCTTCTGATATATTAGGATAGTTGATCACACCCTCGCCTTTTTTACTGTTAATTCTTACACACAGTTCTCCATCGTCGTTTATAAAATAATCCAAATTGGTATCGTCCCATCTGAATTGTTCGTATCTTAAATTCAAAAACACTTGTTCATGATTAAGATCACGCCCTTCAAAGAAATCATATCCTTGATCAAAGTCTACAAAATCATTTGCCGCTGATCCTGGATTGTTCACTTGAATACTGTCATTTTTAGCCAATTGGTCAACTTTACCAAGGTAAAGCATGCCTTCTTCTGTACGATACAAACCATAGAAGTATCTCTCTTTGATTCCTTCTTTTAGGTATACATTTACACTTTGACCAACACTTTGAGCCATTAACTAATCTCCACAAAACTTGCAACAACATCTAATGAATCATTTATATTTGCTGTGCAATATAATCCATTTTCTTCTGCTACAATTAATTTTTCACCTGCATTCAAAACTCTTAAACTTGAATTTGGTGCAATAAAAACATCTTTAATAATAAATCCTTCCACAGAGGTTGTGTCTTTTAATGTTACACTTGCTCTCACCACTGAGTCAGTCAAATTAGCAAGACTTAAACCAACAAAAGTTGTGTTTGTTCCTGGATCTGCTGTGTATAATTCTACAGGCTGAGTTCCTATATTTTTAATAATTGTGTTTTTAAACGCTGTTGCCATTTTAATTCTTATCCATATGTTAATGCAATTTTAATTGCAATATCTGTTGCATCAAGAATACTAACTGCTCCTGAACTTCCAGCAATTGATCCCCAACTTGATCCATCATACAACTCTACCCTTTGGTCGTTAGTGTTGTATCTGATCATACCTGTTATTCCAGCACTTGGTCTATCAATACTTGTCCCAGTTGGTAGAACAAATCCACCTGCTTGTGACACGTCGATATAACCGTCTCCAGTGGTTCTAAACACTGTTGGAGCATCAGGTACACTATTAGTTATCGTATTTCCTTCAAAAACAAAGTCTTCTACTCTTATAGTGCCTAAACCGTTTGCATTTAATAATAAATCTTGGTCAGTTCCTGTGGTGGATATTGAATTTCCTTGAAGCAGTAAATTATCCACTACCAAACTTGACACATCGAATCTGGTTGGATTTACATTTGCAACCAATTGACCGCCTGCATAAAATCTTAAGGTATCATCGTTGGCACCTGGAGTTAATTCTGCTGTGATGTATGTGTCGCCATCTAAATCAGATACTCCAACCAATGGAATCCAATTACCGTCATACCCTTCAAAAAATCCTGTGTCTGTATTAAAACGTAACATACCTAGAGTAGGTGTGCCAGGTCTATCTGCTGTTGTTCCAGATGGAACTCTTATAGCACCTGTGCCATCAACTCTAAATACTCCAGTTGCAGGATTTATTGTGATGTCGTTGTCATTTGAAATTGTATCGCCGTTGAAACTGAAATTTTCTACATTAACATTTCCTGTGCCGTTGGTTCTCAATTCTAAATCAGCATTTGAATCCACTGTTTGAATAACATTTGTATCAATCTTTATGCTGTCTGTTGAAATTTCTCTAGCAAATATTGTGTTCCATCTTTTTGTTTCTGAACCTAAATTATAAACATTGTCTAATGCCGGTCTTAAATCAGAACCAATTCCTGCTTCAATATTGATTGAATCTGTTGATTCGTCACCAATAGTAACATTTCCACCTATTGTAATATTTCCAGTTACATCTAGGTCTCCTGTTATTGTCACATCATCTAACAGATTTATTTGATCAGAATCACTTTGAATGTTTAAATCACCTGTCAAACTTTCAACAGTGTTACCACTTATTTTTATGTTGCCTGTTTCAACACCCGAACCATTTATAACTGTGATATCCGTACCTGTTGTAAATGTTACTCCGTCATCAACATCTATGTTCAAAGTCGCAGTGGTAAAATCAACCTGTCCTGTTTCTTGATTAACAGTGAATTGTTCTCCTACTCTAAAATCTCCTTTGTGGTCAACTGAAGTGAAAAACACACTGGCATCGTTTTGTTTTACAATCTCATTTGATTGAATCACTGTGTTAGCATCGTTGTCTACATTTTTTCCATTTCCAATGTAAGCAAGGTTGTGTGAAATCAAATACATTCTTACACCAACACCATCACCCCAAATTCCATAGTTTCCATATATTGATGCAGAAGCAATTGATCTTACTTCTGCACCAAAGTCTGCATAATCCACTAAAGAGAATCTTTCTGCTGTTGCTCCGCCTGAGAATCTAATGTCTTGAGGCAAAGTTAATGTTTCGACAAAAGTTGTTTCACCGTTGTCGCCATTAAATCTTAATAATAGAGTTGTGTCTGAACTTCTTGATAATTCTGCTGTAGGTGGAGTAAAGTTTTCATCATATATTGCTCTACCTTTGATAATTCTAAAGTCATCTATATAACCGTCCCAACCATTATTGTTTGAATAATTGTTTCCTATCGTTAATGGTTTAGCGGATGCTAAATTTGTACTCAAATATAAATTTGTGTTATCAACAACACCGTCTTCACCATCGATCATCAACACAGTGTCTGATACATTAACCAAGTTGCCAGGAGTAAAAGTTGCTGTGTATTTTGCTGTTGTGCTAAATCTTATTGAATCCATGAATCCTGAAAATTCTGTGGTTGATCCTGATGACCAAAAAGCACCTATTCTACACGGAGTGGTCTGTCCAAAGTTGTTTGGTAAATTGAAAGTTGAACTTAACACACCGTCTATGAACAATCTTCCAACGCCTGATTGCCTTGTTACTGAAACATGATGCCATGTATTTTGTGTAACTCCTGACACTGTGCCATACACTGTACCGTTCACATAGAGTTCTAAATCTAAACTGGTTGCTTTAAGATTTAAGAATATTCTATCTTGTGGTTCTGCTGTTCTAAAATCAAATAGAGTTTGATTGGCAGTTGAATTGGTGTTTATCCATGCTTCTAAAGTAAAATCATTTGTGCCAAATCCAAAATCTGCTGTGTTTGCCACATCTATGTAATCATCTATTCCATCAAATGCAATAGAGTTTTCACCATATTTCACTGTGGAAGAATTAGTTTGTACATCATCATTCAGTGTTAAAGTTTGTGGATTTCTTGTTTGTCCAACATTTGCACCGTTTACAAATATTTTTGTGTAACTGTTTTTTCTTGCCACAGCAAAATGGGTCCAAGAATTTGTGTTAAATCCTTGAGTTCCAGTTAACACATATGAGCCATTCAACAACAATCTAGGCACACTGTTTAGAACAGAAATTTGTAGTCCATTATCAGTGCTTTGATTTGCTCTAAAGTCTGCCAATGTGGTTGTTTGCTGAACATTTGATCTACCCCAAAATTCTACAGTAAAGTCGTCAGTGCCAAATCCAAAGTCCACAGTATTCGCAGTGTTGGTTCCGTCACTTGTACCAGTCAGTTTTAAACTGCTTTGTCCAAATTTCTTAATGCTGGTATCTAATTGTGCATCACCGTTTGTGACCATTTGTTTTCCACCACTTTCAGTTGGTAATTCAAAGCCAGTCACTTTTCCGTTAATGGTCAATTTGTTTCCATCCACAGTGTCTATCGTTGCAGTGGCAAGCACAGTCGTACCGTCTGTGTCATAATAAGTTATTGTCTCTCCGGCTGTGATCGTTCCAGTTATACTGTCTACTCTTAAATTTGTCTGTCCTTGTTCTGCAAGTCCCGAGACACCGTCAACAGCATAAATTGATCTGTTAGCAAAATATGTAAACGAATTCAACCACTCAACCCTTACACCATTTGTCAAAGTTACTGCATCAACACCTGGCGTGATCATTGTAATATTTTGAAAAAGACATCCTGCTTCTCTACTCCAAGCAGTTGCCATTGCTCCATCAAGATATGCTCCTTTGCCTGCATCTCCTGAAGCAAAACCTCTTGGATCGTCTGCTGTTGTCACTGTTCCTTGTGTCAACACTGTTATATTTCTTAGGTATGGTGATCTTGATGTGACTGAGAAGCCACTGCTGTCACCATTTGAATTAAATCTAAATGCGTGTCCAGTATTGCCAACACTGTCATAGTTGAAACCAGTAACTGTAAGGTCTTCTATTGTAATTTCTCCATTTAGAATAAATGCATCTTGTGTTTTTGTTGCTTCTGTTGGCTGAATTGTTACTGCTCTTATTCCGTCACCTCTAATCGACACTCCAACCGGAATCACTAACGGAAATATTTCAGTGTATGTTCCTGGATATATGTGAATATGATCTCCCGAAGTAGCCAAAGAAAGGGCTTTTGTCAACGTTGCAAATGGATCATTTTGGTGTGTTCCTGTTTGTAAATCATCACCGTTGGTTGCTATGTAATATGTTTTTCCAGGACGTGCAGTCAAGTCCAATCCATTCACTGTGATGTTTCCAGTCAATGTAAGGTTATCAACTGTTAAGTTATTTGCATATACTTCATTCCATCTTTTGTTGGATAAACCCAGTGTGTATGTGTCATTGGCATCAGGCACAAGGTTTGAAGCCACATCTGCATTGATTGTGATTGTGTCTGTGTCTTCGTCTCCTATTTGAATGTTTCCATCTGCTCTGATATTTCCTGTTGCGTGTATGTTACCTTCAACTCTTGTGTCACCTCGCACTTCTACAATTCCAGTTCCACTTGGTATTATTTCAAAATTCTGATTGGTGTCTGTGGCAGATATTGTGTTGCCAGCAATTATTAAATCGTCTACTAATAATCTATTGGTGAATACAGCACTGTCAGGCGTGGCTAGATTTAATTGATTTCCTGATGTCGTAATACTGTTTGCAGTGATTGTGATATTGTTTATGTCTGCTTG